AGTAGGCGGGCACTGTTACGGTGAAATCCACGTCTAGCCAAAAGTTGAGGTGGTTGCTGCCGGTAGGTATTGCCTGCCCCACCCAATCGTGGTCCCGGCGCGCTGCCACGTTATCAATGCCAACAAATTGCGGCGATAGGATTGCGTGCTCCACCCACCACTCACGGACCGCTGCCTTGTTCATTTCCAATCCTCCAGCGATTGCCGCGATTGTGGTAGTGCCTCCAAGCATAACGGAGCTCACCTGGTCACCTTGGAAATCGTATTCAAACCAGCTCGCAGGGTTGTCGTCGTAGATAGCTCGGAAGGCTACATAGCCTTGCACCTGGAACATTTGCAGTCCAAAGCTGGTACAAATGTCATCCAATACCTCGCGGCATGTTCTAAAGTTCTTTTGCGAATTGGTCAGCGTGTACTGCCAATTTTCCATAATGCAGCCGGAGTAGTACAGTCCTTCGCCTCCAGTTGGTTGGGGGCTGCTTCCTTTTGCAGTAAAGCCGCGCATTACTGCCGATATTACAAAATTGCGGTACAGCTCGAAGAAACGGAAGTAAGAGAAAATATCAGCTATTTGGTCCGTGAAAGGGACCAAACCGGAAGCCACGCCACCGGAAGCCAGGCGGCTGGTAGGTACATCTAAGTAGGCAAAGCCATCGGCAGCCTCTAATCGCAGCACGCGCTGCCCGTTGATTAGTTCCACGCTGCACAGTTCCGGCTGGATGAAGCCACGCCATAAGTCGAGCGGTCCTGCCTTTTGTATTTCAATAACGTAGCGCCCGGTGCTGTCGGCCATCAGGTCGTACAGTGGTCCCGTAGCGCTGTCCCTGGCACCTACCAATACCTCCAGGCGGCAAGTGCTGGGCACTAGTCCGGGCTGGTAGGCGTCAAGTGCTACATACTGGACGGACCAGTCAAAGACGTGGAAGGTAATGGGCGTGTAACTGGCACCGTCCAAGTCCTTGATGTAGAAGGTATGGGCCGCCGTGGTTCCGGATGCAAAAGTCGTCTTAGCCAATTCGTCCTAGATCGTAGCCGCTGCGGCTGTTAGCTAAATAGATGTCATTACCGCGCAAAGTAGTGCGGCCACCAAATAGGCCACCTTCCACTACTCCGGTGGTTGGGTTAAAGCTGGAGCCTCCAAGTCCAGGTATTCCCATTTGTCCGCCTACCACCTTGAAGATATTGCCAAGGCTAGCGCCGTTACCAATGCCCATAGATTTTAGCGCTATGGACAAAGCGAAGGCTGCGGCTGCAGTTGCTGCCAAGCGTATGGCCATCTTTTTAAGGCCGTCTAGCAGCACCTTAAAGAAATCCTCCCCGTTTACTAGGGCAGCCTCAAAGCTTGCCTGCAGTACGTTGCCTATAACCGAAGCGGTGGCACTTATGGTCTTGTTTAATTTGTCGTAACTGGTCACTATCTTTTGAATACCTGGAATGATTTCGGATTCCATGTCCTGGTGGTAGGTCATGAAGTTTTCCAAGGGCGTAGTGTCCAGTGCGTCTACCATAGCTTCCTCATACTGAAGCCAGGTCATTGTGCCTTTAAATAAATCAGCGTTTAAATCAGTGAAAAATTCACCTACCTGAGTGTTAATGCTGCCGACGCGTTCCAAGATTGCGCCGTAATCAATCAGCGCGGTAGTTACCTTTTTTACCTCGGTGGCTTGTGCACCTATTGCTGCAGTAGTTTTTTCTATGTCGGTACTGGCTTTTTTATTGCCGGTATCGTTAAAGTATTGCTGCTTGTAGTCGGGGCCTTTTTTGGCTCCTATTCTATTTAAGTATTTTCCTGTAGCCTGCGTTTCGGAAAAGTCCATACCGCCACCACCGAAAAAAATATCTATTATTTGGGCCGCTGTTTGGATTATGCCGCCTATTGAGTCGTTTATCCTTTCAGCTGCTGCAGCAATGGTATCAAATATTGAAATAATAGCAGGGGCAAAATCTTGGCCTAGTTTTGCCTTCAGGTCTTGCCACTGGGTTTCATATTGTTTGATGCGATCCGTAGCGCTTACGGTTGCATCGCCCATAATTCCGAGCTGCTCCTTTGCAATCGAAGCCACTGCCCTGGTCACGTCTGCGATGCTTGCAGCCTCAGCGCTCACGCCTCCCAGTTTCTCGCGGAGCTGTACAGCAGAAATACCAAGGTTGTCAAGAATCAAAGGCGATTTGCGGCCAATACCGGTAACGATCGACTGCGTTAAGTAGTCGACCTCTTGCCCGGTTTCCTTTGCTCGTTGCTGGGCGAAGGCGAATAGGTTGCCAAGTTCCTCGATTGGTATACCAAAGTTGCCAGCTTGCACCGCTTGCTGCAGGAGCTGCACCTCGGAAACCATTCCTTTGGTGGAGGTCTTCAGCTTTTCAAGGTCGGCAGCGGAGCCAAAGCGTTCAAAGCCTTTGGTTGCCGCGCTCAGTTGGTCGCCGAGCTTTACGGCTTCCATCGTGAAATCTTGAATAACACCAACAGCAAAGCTGGCGCCAATAATGTTCCCGATGTTTTTTACATTCTTTCCAAACTGTTCAAGGTCCCGGTCCGCGTTACGGATGCCGTTCCTGAATTCCCGCGTGTCAAGGCCTAGCAGTAAACGCGAAATAATTTGATCAGCCATTTTTTACTGCTATTTTAAATAGTTCCTCGATGCCGGAGCTCTTTTTCTTTTCGTCTTCAAACTTAAAGAAGTCGGTAGGTTTGATACCTCCCTTCTTCGCGTTGCCGCTGAAGTTGGCCACTATTGTAGCCAGCCACCTGGTGCGGCGCCAGGCGTCCATCTCGCCCTCGTTATAGGCCTTCACTATAGCTTCGACCTCTTCAGAAGTCAAGGTTACAGCTTCGGCTTTGCTCATCCCAATCCTCCCAATCAGGAGGCCCAGCATTTCTACTGGACCTCCTTGGGGAAAAAAGGGGCGTTGAGTAACGCCGGGAGGGCCTCTACGGGTTCTGCGCTCATCTCTTCGGTAAACTGTGCAAGCGTTGGCCGACCTTCGATATTCCAAAAGCGTTGAGCATAGATCAGCGCAATGGTGTCCCTTAATCCTAAACCATCACCTATCTCGGCCAAGCGCTTGCCAGTGATTTCCTCAAATAAAAGCGCCGCCCCCAGCGCGAATTTTTGCCCCTTTTCCATTTTAGTTCGTGCCTTGAGTTAATGCCCCAGCGCCTTGCAGCTGGAAGGTGTAGGTTCCGTTGTCTTTGTCCGGCTGCGAAGCGGAGAAAGAAGTAAACACAGCCTGCCCGGTGAGGTTAGCCTCTCCAGTTGCTGGCGTGGTAGATCCCGCAGCCGTTTGGGTAAGCTTAACGTAGACGGTGGTGCCTACCAAAGGCATCAATTCGTCAGCATTCCACTTGGTAGCGTCGTCGTCACCAAACAAAGCGGAGCCGGAAGCGGTCCAGGTCTTTGCCGAGGTGATGAAGGTGCGCCATACAGCGCTGTCCTTGCTGGTGGTTTCGCGGGTTTCTGCTGTGATGTCGAAGCTGCACTCCGTTTCATCAGCTAGCCCTTTGTAGGTGGTGCCGTCCGTGCTGAGCAAAAGACGGTACTCAGTTCCTGAGATACTGGCCATTTTATGTAGTTTTAATTGTGAATGTGAAGTCGGCTATCAAAAGTACGGTTTCCTCGTCCTGGTTAAAAAGGCTCTGCGCGTTTGTCATCCAGGCGCTGATATACGTACTGTTCCCATTCGCTGCCAGGTAGGTGCGGATGGTTTGTAAGGTTGTCTGCGCATTGTCCGCGGAAGCCTGGTAGATGTACAGCTCGGCATTTACCGCCTGCATCCGGTAGCCGTCTTTGGTTTCCGTCACGTCGATCGAGTCAAGCTGTAGCACAATGTGATCTACCTTCGTGCCTTGTGGCGCGGCCATAGCGTAAACCGGCAGCGCCTGAGCGGCTACCAGTTTGTCGCGGATGATTTGTAAGTAGTTCACTGCAGCGCGCGTCTTAGTTGTTGCTGCCACTTACTGCGGCCCATGCGGTCAATCTTTGCCCGGCTAGCTGCGCCGAGCTGGTCCCAGGCCTGGCCCATGTAGTCCTTTGCTTTGTAGCCTTTATTGGTTCCGGTTGCCCGGCGTCCGTACAGTTGCATGAATGGGTACGCCTGCGCGTCGCCCTTGCGGTTGCGCACTCGTACCGGGCCAATCCATACAGCAATCTGGTCACGCCATACCTTCACGCGGGCGCGGGTTACCTTGATGCTCTTAAAGAGGTCTTTCGTTCCTGGTTTGGTAACGTCCTCATAAGCGGCAGCCCGCGCCGCGTTGCGCAGTGGGGTAGCCTCCTGGCGGAGGGCACCGTATAGTTCCTGCAGCCGGATTTTCTCCGGTGCGTTCTGCAGCTTCTTGCGGAGCTCGTCAAGGCCAACTATTCCCTTTTGCTTAGGCATTGTCCTTGAGTTTGCACTTGATGAGCGTGTAGCGCTTGCGGCCTTCCGGCAGCGCGCTGATTACCTCGTAGCGCTGGCTGTTGAATTCCAGCTCCCAGCTGCCCAGGACGTCCGTCCGGTAGCGCACGCGCCATATTACGGTAGCGCTGCTCTGCATTTGGTCCGACACAAAAGCCTCCGTGCCCGCTGCTTCGTTGATTACCAACATGGCATAGCAAGTACCAGCGCTCGAAAAGGAGCGCAGTACCTGCCCGCTGTTGTTGGTGCTCACGGTTGGGCTGTAGAGAGTTATGCGGCGGTCTAGCGTCACAGTGTGTTCTTGTAACGAAATAGGACCCGGTCAAAAAAGCGCGGAATAGGTTGCGGCAAGTCGTCGCCGTAATCAAAGCCAAATTTAATCCGCTGGTAGATTGCGTGGATTACGTCCTTTGGCGTGCTGGTGTTCCAGCCTGCAGCGTAAACTACCTCCAGCTTATCGCCTTCCTCGGAAGGGGTCAGGCGTCCGTTCAATAGGGTGTATTCGGTGTCGGCCACGCCGTCCACCTTTACATAAGTAACTGCCCCGATGGGCCAAAAGGGAAGCGTTATTTCAGCTTCCCAGTTGGTCACCACCGTTACAGTTGCAGTGCCGACTACCACCTGCGCATAGCTCAGCGCCTCGTCACAAGCTGCGTTATAAAGGAAGGTAAGCAGGCTGTCGTCTGCGGACCCATCCACGCGGCAAAAAGCTTTAACCTCAGTGAGGTTAATAGCTGCAGGGGTAAAGTCGACGGTTGTCATTAGATCGTTACGTCGTCAGCAATTACGAAGCTCTTTTGGCGCAAAACTGCGATGTCCATGAAGCGCTCCACGTAGATACGAACCGTAGAAGACAGCATTTCGGTATAGGGGTCAATCAACAAAGTTGCACCTCCCCAAAATCCGATTTGCACATCTTCAAAATTACCGAAAAGGATACCGTAGGTGTCAGGCGTTCCGGTGGTCTTCTTGCTCAAGGTCGTGCTGTAGATGTTGTAGCCGTTCGCAGTTTGCACTGGGTCGAGCATTCCCTCTACCAAGAAGCGGCCAGAGCCAGCGTCTACCTTGGTCTTCTTCAATTTAGCCACTACGTTGGGGTGCGTAACGTAGCCCAGGCGTCCGCCCAAAGCGTTGTTTGCAGCAAGCAAAGCTTCCATGTCTACGAGGTCGTCATAAGACAAAGCGCCGAGGGCCAAGTCCTGAGCCGTACCGTTCAAAGCGGTATAGATACCAGTAGGTTGGTTAGAGGCTCCAGTACCAGTCAATACAGCCTGCTCCAGTCCTTTATTAAAGGATTGGTTCAGCTGGTTGATCATGCGGGCCTGGATGCCTTGGCTGTACTCTTGAGCCAACAGCTGATTTGATACAGCGGCTGCAATCACCGAGCGCTTTGGCGTCATGGTGATAGTAGAGAAGGTCAAGTCCTGGGCAGAAGCTGCGCCAGTCTCCGTGTTCCAGTTCAAAGTGTAGTCGCTGTCTTGTACTGGAAATTGTACGTTTCCGGTCAAGCCTTCAGCCACGCTGCACAAGGAAAGCATGGGAGTGTTGGGGTACAAGAAATCCACGTACTTACCTGGATCCGTGTAAACCAAATCGCCGCCCAAGTTGCCACCAGTTCCACCAGTTACGGTATTGGTACGCAATTCGCGGTTCAAAAACTCAGGCATGTGGATGGCTGCCTGGTTTTCGCCGCGGCTTTCTACGCCCAGCTTGTTGCGCTCGGCAATACCTTCCTGGTTCATTTCTGCCTCGATTCCGGTCAGCTTGCCGTTGCGTGCTTCGCGGATTGCCTTAACGATGTTAAAGGAGCGCAGGTCTTTTTTCTGTGAAGCGGAGAAACCACCAGCGAAGGCTGAGGCGTCCACTCCAGCGCCTGGATTCTCGGCGCCTTCGGGTTTTGTTTCCATTTGTATGGGGGTTAAATTAATTTCGGTTTCTTCCACCTGGGCCGCGCGGGCGCTCTCCAGGCTTCGCATCGCCACAGCGGTAGAGGGGTTTGCTCCGCGCGGCGTCAGGCTGATGTCGTAAATTTCGGCCACTTTAGTAATAACGCGCGTGGGTTTCTCACCTTTCACGTTTTCCCAGCGTTCCTCGGCAACAGTGAAAGCCCAGGACGCCTGATCCAAATCGCCGCGCTCCACTAGGGTGCGGGCTTCTTTTCCGGTGGAGGTTTCAGGTGCCGTAAACTCAAAGTATAGGCCCTGGTCATCCGCGCGCAGTTCCAGCGTGCCCTTGCCTTTATTGCGGCGTGCTAGGACGTAGTCGTAGTTGTGGTTCAATAGCGCGTGAATGTCGAAGCTGTCCACCTCGGCAAAAGCGCTGCGCTCTATGCGCTCGTTAAAAGCGCCCATGTCGTAGGCTTCATAGTTGGCCGCATAGCCAAAGATGAGCCCTTCCTCAGCTCCGCCGTTAAGCGGTAAGCTGCGAATCTCCTTCTTCTCGGTCGATTGTTCCATTTTGTATATCGCCAGTTACGCTCATGTGAGCGGGTTTGTTGTACTCGTCGCCGCCCTCGATGGGAGTCATGCCTTCGCTCTTGCGGATTTCGTTAGCGCTGATGGCGCCAATGTTCCAGTAGGAAACATTGCGCTGAACCTGGGCCATCATATCGCCGCGCATCAGGCTTTTGAGGTCAAGCTCAAACTCCAGCGCTCCAGTTACCAGCTTGTTGGTAAACTCCATTTCAATTTGCTCGCAAAGCGGGCGGATGCAGTCGCTTACAAACTGTGCGTTCTGCGCTTCGATGGATGCGTTTTGGCTTACGCCCTGCATGTGGCCCACTTTGTGAGGTGGTACCTTGAAGATGCGGCAGATTTCCTCTACGCCAAAGTTCATGCTCTCGATGTACTGTGCCTCCTGCATTGAAATGCTCACTGGCTTGTACTCGGCTCCGGCAGTCAGTACGGCGGTCTTGCCGCTGTTAGCTCCGGAGTAACGCTGGTCAAATTGGCGGCCGAGGTCCTTTAAGCGCTCGACGTCACGGATGCTGCCATCCAGTTGCAGGATGCCTTTAGGCATTGCGCCATTTCCGTAGAAACCGCCGAGGTGCTTGTTCGCCGCCATGGCCGTGCCGATGGTTTCCTTTGCGTAAATAATGGGGCTCAAGCCGTTGATGCCGTCGATGGTCCACGCCTTGAGGTGGATTATTTGCGAAGGCTCCAGGCGCATGGTAATGCCACCGGGAAGGTAGAGGCTGTAGATCAGTCGGCCGCTGGTGGTATCGATGGTCACCAAATCGGTGTCTATCATTTCCAAGGCCGTAATCCGTCCGCGATTCCGGACTGGCAGCACATAGGCATTGCCGCGTAGCAGCAGGCTATTAATAAGCGCCTGCCTCCAGTAGTAGCTGTTGTATGCCTCGGAAGGCTTGCGGCTTACAAGCTGGTCAAGTTGGCCCTCCACGCGGACCTTTCCCTGCTCCGTTTGCGCGAATAAATGAAAAGGAAGCGAAGCGATCGTATCGGAAATCAGGGAAACGCAAGCGTAGACGGTGGGCACCGTGGGCGCGTTGTTGCTGTTGACTGTTTCTCCGGCGTTGGTTTGGCCTCCACCTATCAGCTGGAAAAGCCAAGGCTTCGGATTAATAATTCCCGAAATGCTTCGGGTTACTCGTTGAAGAAAGGAGGCCATTGCGCAAAGGTTACGAATTACATTCTATGCATCCAAATTATACGAAAACAATATCTTCAGTTTGGTAAACTGAAGTATTTGCTTGTGCGTTGTGGACGTATCCGGCCAGCGCTGTAATGAGCGCAGCCGTGCCGTCTATCTTGTCCGGAGCCTTGGATTTGTTGAAGGTCCAGTTGTCGTTTTTGTCTATTTGTAGGTTTGTGTTTGAAATGTGCCAGGCAGTCACTGGGTTGCCGTCGTGCCCTATGCGCTTCTGCTGCACCAGGCGGTAGAGTAATTTCATTGGCTCGTTTATCATTAGGACGCCCTGCCGTACCTCAAAACAAAACTTTGCACCGTAGCGCTGCCGTACCTGGTCGATTGTTTCCGCTGCGTTCCATGGGTCAAAGAAGATAGCCTCCACTGGGTAAGCCTCGCAGATTTCGAAGATCTTGCGCACGCGGTCCGGCGTGGTGTTTACCTCGCCCTCGATTACCTCGACGTGCCCGCCCTTCATCCAGTTGCGCACCAGGTTCGGGTAGCGGTTCTTTCGCTTGTCCATGGAGTGCTGGGTGATTTGGTAAAACTGCTTCGTGTAAAAGCGCTCCCCTCCATCCCAAAAAAGTAGGACGTAGGCGGTCCAGTCGTTCACAGCTGCAAGGTCGACGCCCATATAACAGCGCCAGGTACCTAGTGCGGCGGGCTCCTTTTGTAGGCAGCGGTTCCAGCTGCCTAGTTCAATGTACGGTTGTGCGCTTCCGGCCCATTGGTTTAGGTGCAGCTTCCGGAGTGATAAAAGGGTAGGCTCGTCAAACTTAGCCGTGCGGCTCAGTTCCTCCAGGTACTCCATCGTAACGGTCACGCCTAGGCTAGGGTTTGCCTTTGCCCAAACTGCAGGATCGTGCGGGTCCTCTGTGTCTTTGGCTCCGTAGATTATGGGCAGGAAGCTGGGGTCGTCTACGTCGCCGTTCAGTACCTTGGTAGCATATTCGTGCCACTTGTGCGCAAAGGTGAAGGCTCCGCCTGCGGTTGTAATGGCTATCATTTGGCTAGGGCGTGCGGCCATCGATGTGCGCAGCGCCTCCCACAGCTCCGGTCCCTTGTGCTCATTCCATGCGTGGATTTCGTCGCATAGGATCAGCGAAGGGTTTGCTCCGTGGTTGCTCAGGCCGTCGCTGGTGATTGTCTTTAGAAACCCAGGCTTGTTAAGTAGGTGGATTTCCTTTCGGTAAGGTATCAGCGCCTGCTTCAGTACCGGGTTCATTAAAATAGTGTTCCGGACGTAGCCGAACAGTACGCCCGCCTGCTCCCTGGTGGCTGCCGCGATTATTACTTGCGGGTTTGAGTTATCCTTCCAGCCTTTGAGTAGGTGGGCAATGGCTAGCATAGCAATGAATGCGCTTTTACCATTCTTCCGAGGGATCTCCAGCCAAACCATGCGCTTGCCTTCGCTCCGGCGGATAAGGTCCCGCTGCCATTCCATAAGCTTGACCGGGGTGCCAGCTGCGGCATCTTCAGTAAGTACACAGTACCGCTCGATGGTTTCTTCGGTCCAGGTCATAGCTCTAGGGTCATTTGGTTGTTTTCTTCTTTGCGCAGTTTTTCAATCATGCGCTTGGCTTGGGCCAGTGAAGCAATAGCCGGGTTGCTTCGGATTACCAACTGGCCCCGGTCGGTTAGCGCTTCGATTATTGCGCCGTGCTTTTCGATGCTTGCTTCGCAGTCCGCTTTCACGCGCAGCCATATTTGGAGCTCCTGGTTCATAGGAAGGGGAGTTTGAGGTCGTCTTGATGGAGTAAAGACGAG